ATGGCGGCGGGGGCGGGCGGGAAAGCGGGGCGGTTGCAGGTGCGCAAGGCCGCCAGGGGCGGCTGGACGCCAGCCAAGCGCGCGGCGTTTCTCGAGCATCTGGCGGCGACGTGTAACATCGCGGCGTCGGCGCGCGCGGTCGGGATGGCGCCGCGCGGGGCGCATGCGCTGAAGGCGCGCGACGCGGTGTTCGCGGCCGACTGGGCGCGGGCGATCGAGGCGGCGTACGAGACGCTCGAAGTGCGGTTGCTGGCCTATGCGCTGGGGGACGCCGAGGGGGAAGCTGAGGCTGAAGCTGACGGGGATGCGGAGGCGGAATTGCGCGGGGCGCATTTCGATCCGCGGGTCGCGGTGCAGGCGCTGGGGTTTCGCAAGCGTGGGGGCGCTGCCGTTGGATCGGGGGCGGGGACGCTGTGCAAGCGCGTATCGCTGGCCGAGCTCGAGGCGGTGCTGGTCGCGCGGCTCGATGCGCTCGACGCGCAGGCGGCGGCCGTCACGGGGGATGCGTGATGGCCGATAGCGGGGGTGCGACGTTCGATCCTGCGGTGCTCGCGCGGTTGCGGGGGTTGCCGCGGGGGCAGCTGGTGACGCTGCTGCGCGGGCTGTCCGAGGCGGAACTCAGGACGCTGCACGAGAGCTGGGCGATCTGGGCGTTGCCGGGGCAGCGCGAACCCGCGGGCGACTGGCAGGTCTGGCTGATCCGCGCGGGGCGCGGCTTCGGCAAGACGCGCGCGGGTGCCGAATGGGTGAGCGCGCTAGCCCGCGCGATGCCCGGCGCGCGGATCGCGATGGTCGGGGGGACGATGGGCGACGTCCGCAAGGTGATGGTCGAGGGCGAGAGCGGGCTGATCGCGGTGGCGCAGGCGGGCGAGACCTATCGCTGGCGGCGCGACGCGGGCGAGTTCGTGTTCGACAGCGGCGCGCGCGCGTTCGTCTATTCGGCGGAGGCGCCCGAGAAACTGCGCGGGCCCGAGCATCATGCGGCGTGGTGCGACGAGCTGGCCAAGTGGCGCTACGGCGACGCGACCTGGGACAATCTGATGATGGGCCTGCGGATCGGCGACCGGCCGCGCGTGCTGGTGACGACGACGCCGCGGCCGGTGCCGCTGATGCGGCGGCTGCTCGCGTTGCCGGGGCTGTTCGAATCGCGCGGGGGGACGGGGGAGAATCCGTTCCTGCCCGCGTCGTTCGTGGCGGCGATGACCCAGACCTATGCGGGGACGAGGCTGGGGCGGCAGGAGCTGGACGGCGAGCTGATCGACGATGTCGAGGGCGCGCTGTGGACGCGCGACCTGCTCGAGCGGCAGCGCGGCGGGGTGGTGCCGGCGCTGGTGCGCGTGGTCGTGGGGGTCGATCCGCCCGCGGGGACGGGCGGCGATGCGTGCGGGATCGTGTGCGTCGCGCTGGGCGATAACGGGCTCGCCTATGTGCTCGAGGATGCGAGCGTTGCGGGCCTGTCGCCCGAGGGCTGGGCGCGCGCGGTGGCGGAGTGTGCGGCGCGGCACGGCGCGGACCGGGTGGTCGCGGAGTGCAACCAGGGCGGGGAGATGGTGCGCAGCGTGCTGATGGCGGCGGACTGTGCGCTGCCGGTGCGGCTGGTGCATGCGAGCCGCGGGAAGGTGGCGCGGGCGGAGCCGGTGGCGACCTTGTACGAGGGCGGGCGGGTCTTTCATGTCGGGGCGTTTCCGGCGCTGGAGGACGAGCTCTGCGGGCTGGTGAGCGGGGGGTATGTCGGGCCCGGGCGCTCGCCGGATCGGGCGGATGCGCTGGTGTGGGCGCTGACGGAGTTGTGCTTGCGGCGGCGGGTTAAGGTGGGGGTGCGGGTGGTTTGAGGGGGGGTGGGGCCGGCCCGGCCCCCCCGTCCGTTCGTGCTGAGCGTAGTCGAAGCACTGGCGCGCGGGGCCTGCCCTTCGACTTCGCTCAGGGCGAACGGGGTGGGGGTGGGGGCTTTGCGTTCTCCTCCTCCCGTTCGTGCTGAGCGTAGTCGAAGCACTGGCGCGTGGGGCCTGCCCTTCGACTTCGCTCAGGGCGAACGGAGGGGTTGGGGGTGGGGTTCGAGCCTCACGTGCCCTCACCCTCCCACGCGCAAGAGCGCGTGGGCCCCTCCCTCTCCCCCAAGGGGAGAGGGGTTTTTGGGTCCCTCTCCGCTTGGGGGAGAGGGGTTTTTGTTACGGTTTTCGGGAGGATTCTATGGGGTTGTTCGGGTGGAAGTCCGGGCGGGAGGGCGCGCGGCCGGCTTTGTCGGGGGCGGGGAGTCTTGGCTGGGCGGGGGCGGGCGGTGTCGCGGGGGCGCGGGGGTATGAGGCGCAGGTGCGCGAGGCGTATCTGGGGAATGCGGTGGCGCAGCGCGCGGTGAAGCTGGTCGTCGAGGGCGTCGGGTCGGCGCCGCTCGACGGGTCGGATCCGGCGCTGGTCGCACTCGTCACCGCGCGGTCGGGGGGGCAGATGCTGATCGAGACGGTGGCGGCGCAGCTGCTGCTCCACGGCAATGCCTATGTCCAGGTGCTGCGCGATGCCGATGGCGGCGCGGCCGAGCTCTACGCGCTGCGGCCCGAGCGGGTGAGCGTCGAGGCGGATGCGGGCGGGTGGCCGGCGGCGTATCGCTATGCGGTGGGCGCGCGGGTGACGCGGCTGTCGGCGGATCCGGTGCGGCCGCAGGTGATCCACCTGAAGGCGTTTCATCCGGTCGACGATCATTACGGGCTGGGGTGCCTGGGCGCGGCGGCGGCGGCGGTCGGGATCCATAATGCGGCGGCGCGGTGGAATACGGCGCTGCTCGACAATGCGGCACGGCCCTCAGGAGCGCTGGTCTATGATCCGGGGGACGGGTCGGCGCTGTCGGCGGACCAGTTCGCGCGGCTGAAGAGCGAACTGGAGGCGTCATTTGCGGGGAGCGGGAATGCGGGGCGGCCGATGCTGCTCGAGGGCGGGCTGAAATGGCAGGCGCTGAGCCTGACGCCCGCGGACATGGATTTTGCCGGCACGCGCTCGGCGGCGGCGCGGGAGATCGCGCTGGCGTTCGGGGTACCGCCGATGCTGCTCGGGCTGCCGGGCGACAATAGCTACGCCAATTACCGCGAGGCGAACCGGGCGCTGTGGCGGCTGGCGATTTTGCCGCTGGCGACGAGCGTGCTGACGGGGATCGCGCAGGGGTTGTCGGGCTGGTTCGAGGGGGCGGCGCTGCGCGTCGATCTCGACCGGGTGCCGGCGCTGGTCGAGGACCGCGAGCGGCTGTGGGGGATGGTCAGCGCGGCGACGTTCCTGAGCGATGCGGAGAAGCGCGCGATGCTCGATGTGAAGGAGGGGGCGTGATGGGCACGGTGATGGATGGGCATGTGCTGGCGCAGCTGATGGCGCAGGGGGCGGAGCGGGGGGCGGACCTGGTGACGCTGCGCGCGATCGCGGAGGAAGCGGGCGAGCTGGGCGCGACGCGCGCGCTGGCGCGGCTGGGGCTGAGCGACGAGCGGGCGCGGGGTGACGTGGCGGAGCTGCGCGAGCTGCTGGCGGCGTGGCGCGATGCGAAACGGTCGGTGTGGAAGGCGGTCGCGGGGTGGATCGCGCGGCTGTTCGTGGCGCTGATGCTGGCGGGGCTGGCGGTGAAGCTGGGGTTCGCGGCGTGGCTGAAGTGATCCCTCGATACGCCGTCTCGACAGGCTCGACAGCTACTCGGGACGAACGGGGCGGGGTGGCGTTTGCGGGCTATGCGGCGGTGTTCGACGTGGTCGATCGCGCAGGCGACGTGATGCGGCGGGGGGCGTTTGCCGGGGCCGGGGTGGTGCCGTTGTTGTGGCAGCATCGCGGTGGAGCGGTCGGGGTGCTGGCGTCGGTTGCGGAGGATGCGCGGGGGCTGCGGGTCGAGGGGGTGGTCGAGGATCCCGAGCTTGCGGGGCTGGTGCGGTCGGGGGCGGTGGCTGGGTTGTCCGTCGGGTATCGGGCGGTGCGGGTCGTGCAGGGGGCGCGGCGGGTGCTCGAGGCGGTGGAGCTGGTCGAGGTGAGTCTGGTGGGGGTGCCTATGCAGGGACTGGCTCGGGTGGAGGTGGTGGGGGTGGCGTGTCGTGCTGACGCGCTTCCGTCATCGTGACTCGTTCCGGTCATCCTGACTCCTTTCCGTCATCCTGACGAAAGTCAGGATCCAGAGCCGTAGGGGACGGCGCTTGGGGCTCTGGATCCTGACTTTCGTCAGGATGACGCGGGGGTGGGGGCGGGGTTTTTAGCCTCGCGTGCCCTCACCCTCCCGCGCTTTGCGCGGGCCCCTCCCTCTCCCCCGGGGGGAGAGGGGTTTTGGGGTGGTGCTCGCCTTGGGCTTGGCACCCACACACGGTTTTTCAGGCGTCCTTCGGGGCGCCTTTTTTTGTGTCTTGGCAGGGAGATGGACATGACGGTGATGGATCGGCCGATGCTGGAGGGGGCGGCGCCTTCGGGGGCGTTTGCGGGGTTCGTGCGGAGTGGCGCGACGATCGAGATGAAGGCGTTTACCGGGGTCTCGGGCGATGCGGGCGGCTATGCGGTGCCGCGCGAGGTGGATGCGCAGATCGATGCGGTGCTGAAAGGGATCTCGCCGATCCGGAGCATCGCCAATGTCGTGAAGGTGGGCTCGGCGGGGTATCGCAAGCTGGTCACGACGGGCGGCACGCCGTCCGGTTGGGCGGCGGAGAATGCGGCGCGGCCCGAGACGGCGACGCCGGTGTTCGTCGAGATCGTGCCGCCGACCGGCGAGCTCTATGCCAATCCGGCGGCGAGCCAGGCGATGCTCGACGATGCGGCGTTCGACGTCGAGGCGTGGCTGGCGGGCGAGATCGCGATGGAATTCGCCAAGGCCGAGGGTGCGGCGTTCGTCGGCGGATCGGGCAGCGGGCGACCCAAGGGCTTCCTGACGCAGCCGACCGCGGCGACCGCGGACGGGGTGCGGGCGTTCGGGACGCTGCAATATCTGGCCTCCGGGACGGCGGGGGATTTCTCGGCGAGCCCGCAGGAGCGGCTGATCGACCTCGTCCAGGCGCTGCGCGCGCCGTATCGGCAGGGGGCGAGCTTTGTCATGAATGCGAGCACGCTGGCGCGGATCAGGAAGTTCAAGACGAGCGACGGGGCGTTCGTGTGGGCGCCGAGCCTGGCCGCGGGGCAGCCGGCGACGTTGCTCGGCTATCCGGTGATCGAGGCGGAGGACATGCCGGACATCGCGGCGAATGCGCTGTCGATCGCGTTCGGGAATTTCAAAGCGGGGTATCTGATCGCCGAGCGCGCGGAGACGGTGATCCTGCGGGATCCGTACTCGAACAAGCCGTTCGTCAATTTCTACGCGACCAAGCGGGTCGGTGGGTGCGTGACGAATTCTGAGGCGATCAAGCTGATGAAGTTTTCGGTCAGCTGATCGGGGTGTGAGGGGGGTGGGGTTTTTAGCCTCACTTGCCCTCACCCTCCCACGCGCAAGGGCGCGTGGGCCCCTCCCTCTCCCCCGGGGGGAGAGGGGTTTTTTCGGGAGAATCCTATGGGTGAGCAGGGGGTGCCGGTGGCCGTGGTGGCGGACGCGGTGGTGGCCGTGCGGGAGGTGTTGCGGCTGGAGGGGAGTGGGGAGGCGGCGTTGCTGGGGCGGGTCTGTGCGACGGCGATCCTGGTCTGCGAGGCGTTCGTCGGCGGGGCGATCGTCGCGCGGGTCGCGGGCGACGGCGCGGCGGAGAGCTGGGACGCGGTGCCGGCGCCGGTCGCGCAGGGGGTGGCGATGCTGGCGGCGCATCTGTTCGATCACCGCGAGAGCGACGCGGTGCCGCCCGCGGCGGTGGCGGCACTGTGGCGGCCCTATCGGCGGCTGCGGCTGAGCCCGGAGGTGACGGCGTGAGTGCGCGGGGGGTGCTGCAGGCGGGGGTGGTCGCGCGGCTGCAGGCGGTGCTGGAGGGCGGGGTGTATGACGCGCCGCCGGTGCGCAGCGCGCTGCCTTATGCGGTGGTCGACGAGCCGGTGCTGAGCGACTGGAGCACGACGACGTGGCGCGGGCGCGAGGGGCGCGTCGTCGTGACGCTGCACGATGGCGGCGAGCGGCCGGTGCGGCTGCGGGCTGCGCTGGCGGCGGCGGAGGAGGCGGTCGAGGCGCTCGACGCGGATCTTGGCGAAGGGTGGCGGCTGGTGCGCGTGCAGATGCTGCGCTCGCGCGTGCTGCGCGTCGGCGAGCGGTGGCGGGGCACGAGCGAGTTTCTGGTGCGGATGTACCGCGAAAGTTGAGGGGGAGACGGACATGGCGGTGGAGAAGGGGAGCGCGTTCCTGCTGAAGGTCGGGAACGGCGCGGCGACGCCCGTCTATGCGACGGTGGCAGGGCTGCGGACGACGCAGATGTCGGTGAACGGCGAGGCGATCGTGGTGACGACGAAGGATTCGGGCGGCTGGCGCCAATTGCTGTCGGGGGCGGGGGTGCGCAGCGTCTCGGTGTCGGGGGCGGGGGTGTTCACGGGCTCGGCGGCGGAGCTTCGGATCAAGGCGAGTGCGCTGTCGGGGGTGCTCGACGATTACCGGCTGGCGTTCGAGGGGGGCGACACGATGACCGGGCGGTTCCTCGTGTCGCGGCTGGATTATGCCGGGGATTTCAATGGGGAGCGATCCTACACGCTGAGCCTGGAGAGTTCGGGGGCGGTGGTGGCGGGGTGAAATTTCCCTCTCCCCTTGGGGGAGAGGGAAGGAGGAGCCGAAGGCGACGGGAGGGTGAGGGGTGGTTGGGATGGGGGTCCTTGGCCTCACTTGCCCTCACCCTCCCACGCGCAAGGGCGCGTGGGCCCCTCCCTCTCCCCCTGGGGGAGAGGGGTTTTGGAGGAATTTCATGATTGATGTGGCGAATGGTGTTCGGGGGGAGGGGGCGCTTCGGGTGTCCGGGGAGACGCTCGTGGTGCGGCCGAGTTTTGCGGCGCTGGTGGCGGCGGAGGAGGAGCTGGGGCCCTTGTTCGCGCTGGTCGAGCGGGCGGCGGAGGGGAAGCTGGGGGTTGGCGAGATGGTGGCGCTGTTCTGGCATTGCCTGCGTGATTGCCCCGAGGGGCTGACGCGCGAGCGGCTGGGGGAGGCGGTGGTCGAGGCGGGGCTTGCCGTCGCGACGCCGGTGCTGCGCGGACTGCTGCGGCAGATCCTGGCGGGGCGGTGATGCGGACGTTCGCGGACGCCGCGGGGCGGCTCGCGGGGTTTGCCGGCGCGGTGCTGGGGTGGAGCCCCGACGCGTTCTGGCACGCGACGCCCGCCGAGCTGGGCGCGGTGGTCGCCGCGATGACGGGGGACATGCCGACGCCGCCCGATGCGGCGGCGATCGCGCGGTTGCAGGAGGCTTTTCCCGATGGATGACGATCTGGAGCCCGTGCTGGTGCGGGTGCGCGGCGACAGCGCGGCGTTTGCGCGCGACGTCGCGGCGATGCGCGGTGAGCTGGACGACGTGCTGGGCGTGGGGGCGGAGCGTGCGGCGCTGCGGCTCGAGACGGCGCTGCTGCGCGCGGTGAAGACGGGGACGTTCGGGTTCGAGGAGCTGAAGGGCGTCGCGCTGTCCGCACTCGATGCGATTGCGGGGGCGGCGTTGAAGGCGGGAATGGGGTCGCTGTTTGGCGGGAGCGGGGGCGGCGGCGGGCTCGGGGAGGCGCTGGCGGGGCTGGTCGGCGGGTTGCCGGGGCGTGCGACCGGGGGGCCGGTGTCGCCGGGGCGGGCCTATGTCGTCGGCGAGCGGGGGCCCGAGCTGTTCGTGCCCTCCAGCAGCGGGCGGGTCGAGGCTGGCGGTGCTGGTGGCGTGCGGGAGGTGCGGGTGGCGATCACCGTCAATGCGGCGGCGGGGGCGGCGCCGGGGGTGCTCGCGCAGTCGGGGCGGCAGGTGGCGCGGGCGGTTCGGGCGGCGCTGGCGGTGGAGTGAGGGGGGCGGTGGAGTGAGGGGGGCGGTGGAGTGAGGGGCGCGAGCCTCACGTGCCCTCACCCTCCCACGCTTCGCGCGGGCCCCTCCCTCTCCCCCGAGGGGAGAGGGGTTTTGGTTGCTCTCCTTTGGAATTGGAGATGGTTCATGGCGCAGTGGGTGTGTTCGGGGCGGACGGGGCAGGTCGAGGGGACGGTGTCGCGGTTTGATCCGCGGTTCTGGACGGTGGATTTTCCGCGGCCGATGATGGCGTCCGTCGTGACCACGGGGCCGGATGCGCTGCGCGTCGATGCGGTGTTCTACAGGGCGGATGATCTGGCGGGGCTGATCTGGGCGGCGGAGGATCGCTATGATCATCCGTTGCTGCGCTACGAGACCGCGCGGGATTTTCGGGCGTGTCGGCTGCGGTTCCGGTGGCGGTCGGGGGGTGTGATGCCGCTCGATGCGATCAATGGCCCGACGCTGACGATCGAGGGGCGCGATGCGGCGGGCGTCGCGCGGGCCTGGTATGTGCGGTTGTGGAATTATGCGGTGGGGACGCCGGAGGATGCGCTGGTGTCGCTCGATTTCGCGGCGCTGGTCGGCGGGTTCGACCTGCCCGAGGACAGCGAGTCCGTCTGGGCGGGGGATATCGACCGGATGTTCGTGTCGCTGGTGCCGCCCGACTATCGCGGGGTGGACGCGCCGCTGGCGGGGATGCGCGAGGGCTGGGTCGAGCTGACCGAGATGGCGTGCGAGGGGCCGGGATCGGTGCTCGCGATCGGCGAGGCGGTGGTGCCCGAGCATGGGCTGCGGATCGCGAGCGGCTATGACGACAGCTATAACCTGACGCCCGCGCGGCTGCTGCGCAACGCGCTGCACCTGGGGTATCGGGGGAACATCGTCCATTATGTGGGGATGAGCCATTATTTCCGGCTCGAGGGCGTTGGCGGTAGATTTTACGTGTCGCTGGCGGGGGGCGTGCTGAACGCGGCGTGCGCAGCGTGGCACCGGGATTTCGCGGGGCGCGCAAAGGCGCTGGGCTACGGCGTGATCTGGTCGCTGAGCTACGAGCTGTTCGACGCGCATTGCTGGAACGACTGGAAACAGCGCGCCGCCGATGGCGCGCCTGCGCTGACGGGATGGGAGCCGCCGTCTACGCTGCTGTCGCCAGCGCATGGCGGGGCGATGGCCTATCTGCAGGCGGTGGCGCGCGCGTTTGTCGGGCTCGCGGTGGCGGCGGGGTTGCCGGCGCAGTTCCAGGTCGGCGAGCCCTGGTGGTGGGTGATGCCCGACGGGCGGCCGTGCCTCTATGATGCGAGCGCGGTCGCGGCGTTCGCGCCGGTGGCGATGGCGAGCATCCGCGGGGGCAAGAGCGCAGAGCAGATCGCGACGCTGGAGGCGGCGGGGGCGTGTCTGGCGGCGTCGACCGCGGCTTTGGTTGCGGCGGTAAAGGGGGAAGTGGGCGGGTGCGTGACGCATCTGCTGACCTATCTGCCGACCGTGCTCGATGCGGGAGCGCCCGAGGCCAAGCGCGCGAACATGCCGGTCGGCTGGGCGTCGCCGGCGTTCGATGTGCTCCAGCTCGAGGATTATGACTGGGTGACCGCGGGGGACGTCGCGTCGTCGGCGGATGCGGTCGCGCTGGTCGAGGGCCGGCTGGGCTATCCAGTGGCGCGGCAGCATTATCTGTCGGGGTTCGTGACCGCGCCCGAGCGCGCAGGCGACTGGGCGCGGATCGAGGCGGCGGCGGTGGCGGCGCGCGCGCGCGGCGTCGGCGAGACGTTCGTCTGGGCGCTGCCGCAGGTGATGCGCGACGGGTTCGTGCATTTCGAGACTGAGGAAGGAGACGGGGCCGTGGACGCGCATGACGACGTGCTGTTTCCGCTCGCGCTGGGGCGCGAGGCGGAGGTGATACCGGGGTTTTCGACCGCGATCCTGACGAGCGCGGGCGGCGCCGAGCAGCGCAACGCGGCCTGGGCGGAGGCGCGGACGAGCTATGATGTCGGGCCGGGGCTGCGGAGCGAGGCGGATATCGGCGTGCTGCTGGCGTTCTTCCGCGCACGGATGGGGCCGGCGCGCAGCTTCCGGTTGCGCGATCCTTTCGATGCCGAGGCGGTCGGGGAGGTGCTGGGGGTCGGCGACGGGATCGCGCGGCGGTTCGCGCTGGTGAAACACTATGACGCGGCGACGCGGCGGATCACGCGGCCGGTGGCGGGGAGCGTGTCGGTCGCGGTCGATGGCGTCGCGACGTCGGGCTTCTCGGTGGTGGCCGGGGGGTGGGTGGTGCTCGACGCGGCGCCGGCGGCGGGCGCGGTGGTGAGCGCGGGGTTCGCGTTCGACGTGCCGGTGCGGTTTGCGGAGGACCGGCTGAGTGTGGCGCGGGCGACGTTTCTGGCGGGGGTCGCGGCTTCGGTGCCTTTGGTGGAGGTGCGGGAGGGGTAGGCTTCACGCCGTTCGTGCTGAGCGTCGTCGAAGCACTGGTGTGCGGGGCCTGCCCTTCGACTTCGCTCAGGGCGAACGGGGGGTGGGCGGGGTTTCGAGCCTCACGTGCCCTCACCCTCCCACGCTTTGCGTGGGCCCCTCCCTCTCCCCCGGGGGGAGAGGGGTTTTGGAGAATTTCGATGGCGGATGTTGGGGTGACGACGGTGGCGTTGTGCTGGCGGGTGGAGCGGCGGGATGGGGTGGCGGTGGGGTTGACGGGGCATGACCGGGATCTGCTGGTCGACGGGCTGGTCCACCGCGCGGCGCCGGGGATGACGCCGTCGGGAATCGCGCGGTCGGGGGTGCTCGAGCCGGGGGCGGAGGCGGATACGATGGATGTGGCGGGCGCGCTGAGCTCGGCGGCGATCGGCGAGCGCGATCTGCTGAGCGGGCGGTGGGACGGCGCGCGGGTGCGCGTGTTCGCGGTCGACTGGACCGATCCGCGCGCGCCGCTGACGCTGGGCGAGGGGGTGATCGGCGCGGTCGAGCTGGGCGAGGACGGGTTCACCGCCGAGCTGCGCGGGGCGAGCGCGGCGTTCGACCGGCCGGTGGTCGAGGAGACGTCGCCCGAATGTCGCGCGACGCTGGGCGACCGGCGGTGCCGCGTGGCGATGGCGGCGCGGCGGCGGTTCGCACGGGTGACCGCGTGCGAGGGGGCGGTGGTGACGCTCGACCTGGCGGCGGCGGGAGCGGGTGATCTCTATGCGGGCGGGCTGCTGCGGTGGTTCGGGGGGGCGAACAGCGGGCTGGAGAGCGCGGTCGCGGCGTCGGACGCGGGGGCGACTGGGACCACCCGCGTGACGCTGGCGCGGGCGCCGATGCTGGCGGTGGTGCCGGGCGTGCTCGTCGAGCTGAGCGAGGGGTGCGACAGGAGTCTGGCGACCTGTGCGACGCGGTTCGGCAATGCGGTGAATTTTCGCGGCGAGCCCTATCTGCCGGGGATCGACCTGCTGACGCGGTATCCCGGGGCATGAGCGGCGGGAACGTCGAGGCGGCGGCGCTGGCGGCGGTGGGGAGCCGGTTCCGGGTGCATGGCCGGGTGGCGGCGACGGGGCTCGACTGTGTCGGGCTGGTCGCGCTGGCGCTGAAGGCGGGCGGGTGCGGGGTCGCGGTGCCGACCGGCTATGCGCTGCGGGGCGGCGATCCGGTGCGGGTGGCGGCGTGGCTCGATCGCGTGCTGGTGAGGGTGGACGCGGCAAGCCCGGGCGACGTGCTGATGCTGCGGACGGGGCCGGGGCAGCTGCATTTCGCGGTCAGGACGACGCGGGGACTTGTCCATGCCGATGCTACGCTTCGCCGCGTGGTCGAGCGGCCGGGGCCGGTCGAGGCGCCGGTGCTGGGGTGCTGGCGGATCGGCGAAGGCAACAGCGGGGAGGTGGGGCCGTGGCAACATTGATCTTGAACGCGGTCGGGCGGGTGATCGGCCGGCCGCTGGGCGGGAGCACTTTGGGTGGGACGATCGGCGCGCTGGTCGGGCGGACGATCGACGGCACGCTGTTGCGGCCGGCGCGGCGCGAGGGGCCGCGGCTGACCGAGCTGGCGGTGCAGACCTCGAGCTATGGCAGCCAGGTGCCCAAGCTGTTCGGGACGATGCGCGTCGCGGGGACGGTGATCTGGGCAACCGACCTGATCGAGAGCCGGGCGACGAGCGGCGGCGGCAAGGGGCAGCCGAGCGTGTCGACCTATAGCTACGCCGCGTCGTTCGCGGTGCTGCTGTCGGCGCGGCCGGTGCTGGGGATCGGGCGGATCTGGGCGGAGGGGAAGTTGCTGCGCGGCGCGGGCGGCGACTTCAAGACCGCGACCGGGTTCCGGCTGCACACCGGCGGCGAGGACCAGGCGGTCGATCCGCTGATCGCGGCGGCGGAGGGCGGCGGGATGACGCCCGCGCATCGCGGCTGCGCCTATGCCGTGTTCGAGGGGATGGCGCTGGCGGATTACGGCAACCGGATCCCGTCGCTGACCTTCGAGGTGATCGCCGATCCGGGGCCGGTGCCGGTGGCCGCGATCGCGCAAGACGTGTCGGACGGGGGCGTGTCGGGGGCGGTGGCGCTGGCGCTCGACGGGTTCGCGGCGGCGGGGGGGAGCGTCGGCGCGGTGCTGGCGGCGCTGGCCGAGGCGAGTGGCGCGTGGTTCGTGTCCGCGGGGGACGGCGATGCGCTGGTGATGCGCGATGCGGCGGGGCCGGTTGCGAGCGTTGCGGATGCGGGGGTGGTCGAGGGCCAGGGGGAAGCGGGCTCGCGGCGGACGCGGACGGTGGCGGCGATCGAGACGGTGCCGCGGACGATGACGCTCGGCTATTATGATGCCGCGCGCGATTACCAGGCGGGGCTGCAGCGGGTGGCGCGGCCGGGGGCGGGGGTGCGCGACGCGCGGGTCGACGTGGCCGCGGTGATCGATGCCGGGACCGCCAAGACGATTGCGACCGGGCTGCTCGCGCGCGCCGAGACCGCGCGGGTGCGGCGGACGGTGCGGCTGGGGCTGTCGGGGCTGGCGCTGGTGCCCGGCGGCTGTGTCGAGATTACGGGAGAACCGGGCGTTTGGCGGATCGTCGAAACGCGGGTCGAGGCGATGGTGACGAGCCTGGTGCTGACCCCGCTCACGCCCGCGCCGCTGCCGGTGCGTGGGAGCAGCGGGCGGATCGTCGGTGCGGCGGATGCGCTGATCGGCACGACGCGGCTCGCGGCGTTCGAGACGCCGGGGCTCGACGATGCGCCGCTCGCCGCGCCGCGGCTGTCGGTGGCGGCGACGGGCACGGGGGCGGGGTGGCGGCATGCGGCGTTGCTCTATTCGCTCGACGACGGGGCAAGCTGGATCGCGGCAGGGGCGAGCGCGGCGCCGGCGACGATCGGGACGATCGCGGTCGTCGCAGGCGCGGCGCCGGCGGTGCTGACCGACCGGGCGGGCGCGTTCGAGGTGGTGCTGGTGCGCGGCGACCTGGCGCTCGCGGACGCGGATGCGGCGGCGCTCGATGCGGGGGCCAATCTGGCGATGGCGGGGGGCGAGCTGATCCAGTTCGGCCGCGCGACGCCGCTCGGCGGCGGGCGGTGGCGGCTGACGCAGCTGCTGCGCGGGCGGCGCGGGACCGAGGCGGCGATCGGCACGCAGGCGCCGGGCGACGGCTTCGTGCTGATCACGGCGGATTCGGTGCGGACGATCGATCTGCCGGTCGCGGCGATCGGCGGGACGGTGCGGGTGATGGCGTCGGGGGTGGGCGATGCGGTGCCGGTCGAGACTCGGCTGGTGCTGGCGGGCGCGTCGGTGCTGCCGCCGTCGCCGGTCGGCTTGCGCGCGACGATCACGGCGGATGGCGGTGCGACGCTCAGCTGGACACGGCGGAGCCGGGCGGGGTGGCGCTGGATCGATGGCGGCGACGTGCCGCTGGGCGAGGGGGGCGAAGCCTATGCGGTGATGGTTTTGACGGGCGCGGGCGTGACGCGGCTCGTCGAGACCGCGACGCCGGTCGTGACGCTGTCCGCGGCGGAACGCGCAGCGGGCGCGGTGCGGGTCGAGGTGCGCCAGCGCGGCGACTTCGGCGTGTCGCTGCCCGCGGTGCTGATGGTGTGACGAGGGGGAGAGTGGCGATGACGGACGAGACGAGCGTGCGGACGGGGTTGCCGCTGCTGCAGCCGGGGCAGGCGCAGAAGGAGATGGGGCATAACGAGGCACTCGCGCTGATCGACCTGCTGATCCAGCCGAGCGTGGTCACGGTCGGGCCGAACGTGCCGCCGGCCGCGCCCGCGCCCGGCGCGTGCTGGATCGTCGGGGCCGCGCCGACCGGGGACTGGGGGGGCCATGCGCAGGCGCTGGCGGGCTGGACGCCGGGCGGGTGGCGGTTTGCCGCACCGCGAGCCGGCATGACGGTATGGCGCGAGGATCTGGCGACGCTGATCCGGCATGACGGGACGGGCTGGACAGCCGCGGATATCACCGGCGGGCGAGTCGTGATCGGCGGTAACAAGGTGGTCGGCGCGCAAGGCGCGGCAATTGCCGATCCGGTCGGTGGAGCCGTGGTCGATACGTCCGCCCGGGCTACACTTTCCGCCGTTCTGGTGCTATTGAGGAGCCACGGATTGATCGCCGCCTAA